GAGTTCGCAGCCGAAAGCGGGAACAAGTTTACGATGACAATAAAAGAGTTTGAACGGTTGAAATTACAGGAGGTGATATGAGCGAGGCAGTCAATCACCCAAAGCACTACGGAGGCGAGGACAATCCAATGGAGGTGATAAAAATAATCAACCACTACAACCTTAACTTTGAGTTGGCGAATGTTATAAAATATGTGTTGAGGGCCGACAAAAAAGGCAACCGAAAACAAGACCTACAAAAAGCATTGTGGTATTTAACGCACGAAATAAACAAGCAATGAAAATACTCGACTCTTTCAAAAACATCAAGGGCAACTACTCCGCTCGTAAACTATCGGCATTCGTAGCCGTTGCAACATCAATATACATTACCGCTCGATTAATACCCGCAGCCGCTCAAATAGAAGCACTTTATGCGTGGCTTATTTTCGCTGCGGTTTGTATGGGGATAGTAACCGTTGAGCAGATAGTTAACTTACGCAATAACACACCCGAACCAAAGATAGACCGTAGAGAGGAGGGCGCAGGATGTTAGTGTGCAATCCCCGAATAATGACCTTTAAATTTATTGTACCCGATATGCAGCCGAGCGAGGGCATACAAAAAATTGCGGGGTTCAGTCGTGGGCATCATCACATCAACTCCGTTCGCATAGGCATCAACCGAAGCGAAGACACAAGCACCTGCCGATTGTTTCTCTATACGTATTTAAACGGCAAGCAAATAAGCAAGTACATTTGTGAGGTGCAAGTGGGCGAACTTTGCCACGTTACGCTTAAAATGAGCCGTTACGAATACTATTGCATAGTGAACGAAACAGCGCAAGGGTTCACATTCCCGAGCCGAAGAACGTTGCCGATTGGCTATACATTAGGAGCGTATGCAGAAAAAGACCATACCGGGGCGCGAGTGCCGTTCAAAGTTGAGGTTAAAAATATTATTGTAGTATGAGAATTTATTTGCAGTTAGCAGCATTGTTGTTGGTATTAATAGCAATGACTTATCGAACGTGCCACAGAACGAATGTAGAGCCGTTTAATATCGGTTACAACATCGATAGTTTGCTCACCCAAACCGAAGTGTTGAGGGAACGTGCAAGGATAGCCGAGAATAAGAGCCGTGAGCGTGATACGATATACATCCAGCGAGTGAAGTACATTCGCACCATTGCGCCTGCGGAATGCGATACTTTCATTCAGTTAGTAGTTGCCGAGTGCGACACGTTGGTTCAAATCAAAGAAGTTGAAATTGCCGTTAAAGATAGCGTGATTGTGGCTGACTCAACGCTCATAGTAGCGCAAGCCAAAGAGACAAGAAAACAACGCAGACACAAGCGCATGGCGGTGTTGGGAGTTATTATTTTGGGAGTGTTGGCGGTTGTGAAATAATTATTATATTTGCACATCGTTATCATAGGCGGTGTTTGTTCATAGTAAGCGCAGTTTCGAAAGGGACTGCGTTTTTTTATTTGGTTGATTTACAAGCAATTAAAAAATATATTTGTTTATTTGAAATATTATTTTGATTTTTGAGCCAACAAAACAAACAAAAAACACAAAGCTATGACAACAACAACAGAAATTTTAAATCAATTAGGCGGAAACAAATTTATTGCAATGACCGCAGCAACTTGTTACTCCGACAATAATGGACAAACTCTTGTTGCTAAATTTAAAGGTTCTAAAATTGCAAACATTATGTATGTAACACTTAATAGTATGGATACTTACGATGTAAAAATTTGCAAATTTAGAGGTATGGAAATTAAAACAATCAAAGAAATCAACGGTGCTTATGCTGATATGTTAAAACCAATATTTGAGCAAACAACTAAATTATACACTTCACTTTAACTAACCAACGGGGGCAGCAATGCCCCCATAAAACAAACTACCTATGGCATCAATCCTACTTGTAATCTTCACAACAGCCACGCTCACTTGGGCGGCAACATCACAACGTAATAACGCAAAGAAATGACCAGACCACACTCCGACAGAAACCAAGGGCGCAAATTAGAGCCAAAATCCGTTCGCATACGCATACCCGAAATGTACCGTGACCACATCCGAGCCGAAATAAAACGGCTTAAAGCTACTGCCGAATATAAGGCGGTTATGAAGCGGATTAATGCGGAGGAGGGGGATTGAACGTTTTGCAGCTATACGCAGTTGTGTGTCGGCTTTGTGCGGTGGGAAAATTGCGTATAGCTGCTGTTATAAGCTGGGCGGTTTAATTAGTAAAAACTTAAATAGAACGATAAAATGAAAATAGAAACTCGAATAAAAACAGGAAAATTAAAAGGTTGGACAATTCGTAAATCAAAGCACGGTTGGTATGACCTATATTCTGATGGTGGAATAAGCCAAACACAAGGCAAACACACGCTTGAAGAAATTAAAGAAATTGTCAAATCGAAGCAGTCAAGTTAGCCTTGCTTATAACGTGATGCAGATTTGCGAATTGGCTGTATACACAAAGTACTTGTCAGCCATTTTGCAAATGTGCTGTTATAAGCTGCCAAAACTATTTTGTCTTATTATGTTTAACTGTATTTTTTGTCAATGAGTCTATTTTAAATTCAAGTTCACTAATTTTTATGTCTTTTATGTTTAATTGGTTAGATACATATATTCCACAAATTCCTATTGCTAAAATACTAATGGCATTAAGTATAGCAGCTGTTGTCTTAGCAATTGTCCAAATTGTTTGTCTTGTTTGGATTTTGGTTTCATACATAAAACCACCACGTTCTAAAAAAAGTCGTCCATGAATAGTAATATAATACGTCTTAGTATTAGTATTGTCGCCATTTACTTTTGTAAGATAATTGAAGTTCGTCAATTTGTCGTCACACAATTTTTCAAGAATCATGTACAATTCTTTATTAGTAAATGTGTCGTTAAATTTACGTTTAATTTGAAGATGTGTTTCAGGAAATTGCTCGTCATTGTCGAGATACATCAAAACTTTGTCAAGTTGCTTTGCAGCAGATTTATTCATGATTCGTGTGTCAAATTGGTTGCTTATAACGTTTTGCAGCTACCAGAAGGGCGGGATTTTAACCACAAAATAAACTTAGAAAGATGAATGATAATTTAACCACAAATGTTTCTAACGAAGCAGAAAGCCCCGCCTTTTTGGTAGGTGCTGTTAGCGGACAGTTGCCGACTAACGAAGAAATAGATTTAATAATTGAGCAGGATTTGCCATTTAGCGAAGAATATCAGAAATGCTCTGAAAAGGAAAAGGCACTTATGTTAGCGGCAACGAAAGCTGGAGCAAAGTGGTTTCGTTATTCGCTGATTGAAGGCAATTTCCGCTAACTACCCGCTACCCGCTAATTATTAACGCTTATACAACAATAAAACCTATGAACGTATTATCATTATTTGATGGAATGAGTTGCGGACAACAAGCTCTTGATAGACTTGGAATAAAAGTAGATAATTACTTTGCATCCGAAATCGACAAGTATGCTATTCAGGTAACGATGGCTAACTATCCTAACACTATTCAACTTGGAAGTGTTGTGAATGTAGATGGTTATAGTTTACCAAAGATTGATTTATTACTTGGTGGATCGCCTTGTCAAAGTTTTTCGTTTGCCGGTAAACGCAAGGGAATGAGTACTAAATGCGAAACTGAAATACTAACGCTTGAACATTACCTTGAATTAAAAGCAGAGGGTTATGAATTTGAGGGGCAATCTTACTTATTTTGGGAATATATGAGGTTGCTTAACGAATGCAAACCTACTTACTTTTTGTTGGAGAATGTAGAAATGGGCGAAAAGTGGGAAAAAGTATTGACAAAAGCAATTGGAGTGAATGCTTTGCACATCAATTCTGCTTTAGTTTCAGCGCAAAATAGGAAAAGGATATACTGGACAAACATCGGAATGCAACCAAGTGGTTTATTTGGGGATTTAGAAAGTATTATTGAGCAACCAAAAGATAGAGGGATATTGCTTAAAGATGTACTTGAAAGTGAGGTTGATGAAAAGTATTTTTTGAGTGAGAAAGCAATAACTAAATGTTTAAAATCAACTGCAAATGCTGATATGTTGACTACTGAAAACAAAGAAAAAAGTGGTTGCCTAATTGCAGGTTATTACAAAACACCTTTTGATGGAACATACATAAGAGATAAACAATTTACAGTCCTTGATTTAAATGCAAAATCAAGGACAATAAGAAATGGTGGAAGTGCTACTGCTACTGATAAACATAATTGGGATTTAATTGTCCACAACACAATGCCACGCTCATCAACAAGTGGTAAAGGTGGAACAGGTCATTTAAGTCGTAACGATGGGAAAACTTATTGTTTAGATACTGGCAATACTAATGCGGTGGAAATAGTGGCAATGAGGGTAAGAGGCGAAAATAACGAACAACAATTAGAAGCTCGAAAAGATAATAAAACAAATTCATTAACAAGTGTTCAAAAAGATAATTTGCTTTTATTGAATGAAAGACAAAAAGCAAATTTTAAAAATGGAGATGAAAAAGCAAATACATTTTTATCTACTTCTTGTAAAGGTTCACAAGCAAATGGAATGACGTTAGTAAGGCAGTTAAACCCATCATTAGAAAGCGGAGGGAAGCAACCTTACCAACATAATAGGGTTTATGATACTAATGGAATATCTCCCACTTTAAATACAGATGTAAGAAGTCCTGGTATTTTAACGCACTCACGCATCCGCAGACTTACACCAATCGAATGCGAGCGACTACAAACCGTTGCGGACAACTACACAAACCACGTTAGTGATAGCCAACGCTATAAGATGCTCGGCAACGGTTGGACAATAGAAGTAATTATTCATATTTTAAAATACATAACCCTATGAACCTACTAACAGAATTACGCGCTCAATTCAGCGCAAAGGAATGGATGCAAGCTATCTTTTTCCACATTCCAACAGCATCAGCAACTAAACCCAAGGCAGGTGCGAAACTAACACAGCCACGTAGATGCCACAACTTTAATGAGTTGCATCAGCACTTACTTAATTGGAGAAAGGAGGTTGCCAATGGCTAAACAGAAAACACGTAAAGCTATCCGTGTGGTGTCCGATGCCTACCGGGATAGCATCCGACCTGCACACATAACAGACCGTGATTGGTCGATGTGGCTCGAGTACAACAAAGGGTTGCATTACGCTGAAATTGCTATGATACACCGATTGTCTCCTGTGCAAGTAAGGGAAGTTATCGATGCTATAATTATGAAGCTAAAAAACAACGTGGTAAGCGTGTACAATGATGACTTCACAACGGCTTACGAAGCGTTTAGGTTTCGGGAGCGCATAAGGAACAATGTGAAGTTAGCTGAAGCAAGTGGCATGGCGGTGGTTAATATTATGAGTGAGGTTTAACAACTTTTAACATATTTGTATTGATATAATGCCCATCTTTGCATCACTAAAACAAACGAATAACTAACCCCTAAAAACACAAACCTATGAACATTACAATTTCAAAATCACTACAAGGTTACACAAGAATTTCTTGCAACGGTATCGAAATCGCAAAGCACAATCTGTCGGCTACAACACAAGGCACACGTGAAGCATTTTCAATACCCGAAGATGAAAGTGTCATTAATTGGATTATAAACACCTATGCGGAAGAAATCGAAGCAATCATTAATAACTAACCCCTAACCCCCTAACCTATGAGCAAACAAATCACAAAAACCGTTGAAACACTAATCACGTATGCAACACAAGACAAATCAATGTCCATCGAAGTTGATGGCTTAACTACCTACTTTCGGATTGATGGCGAAATCGAAGCATCGTGGCCGACCGAAGCAAACGAATTTATTATGAACGTACTAAACCGACATTGCAATGAGCAAAATATCGCTTAATGATTACAACAAGGCATTATTAATCTGCCAACAATACCGGGCGCAGATAGATAGCGAAATCGGGCGCACACCATTGCGCTCGTTTATCGAATACAACAAGCACAGAATGAGCAAACGTTTGGTAAACGTGCTGAACAAATCCATGGCTAAATTTGACACGGTTGAGGACTTGACCGAGGGCAAATTATTGACCGTGCGCGGGTGCGGGCAGTTGACTATAACCGAGTTTAATCAGTTAATCAATGAGGTGCTATGATAGATGTATGGTACTCACTTGACAACCACGGATTTATTGCCGATTGGTCATTAGATTGTAGCGACTTAAACTCGCAGCTATTAGATAAGATTTTAACGCACTATGAGGGCAGAACGTATGTACGCATCACCGTATCGGTTAAACACGTTAATAGAAGCCAAGGTGATGAGCATTGGATTGAACAAGAATACTCCAACGTGAGTGATGATGCCAAGGCATTGCCGAATGAATTATTTACACAAATTATTAACCAATTTTATATTTAAAAAAATGAAAAATTACAAGCTACATTTAGCAATCTCCGACTTGTCCGAACACAAGGACATCGAACAATTTGAGTTCAGCAACATTGATGAATTAACACACAAAATTCTTAACCATAAAGGATTGCCAGAGGATAGGGTGTATTTGTGTGCAACACATTGTGCAGATGAGAATGAAACAACTGAAATTTTAATTACTGAAAACTATCATACTATGCAGTATTTTATTTTTGCAGTTGATGAATTAACTTATGGCGAAAATACTTTAACCGTTCACGTTCATATGTACGAGTCATACGAGGATGCCTATGCCGTTGCGTTAGATATGCGCGAAGCCAATCCATTGTGCTACAACGCACCTATGGAAAAAACTATCCAGATATCACAAGATTGCATCGACATCATTAATAATATTCAAAACAACAATAAACACTAAAACCAAATGAACACAATCACAGGTACCATTAGAGAAATCTACAACACCCAACAAGTAAACGACAACTTCGCCAAACGTGAAATGGTTGTCACCGTTGCCGATAAATATCCGCAACACATCACAATTCAATTCACGCAGGACAAATGCACGATGCTTGACAAGTACATGGTGGGCGACAACGTAACCGTATGCTACAACCTACGAGGCAAGCAATACCAAGGCAAGGATGGCAGCGTTAAGTATTTCAACTCGATTGAGGGATGGAAAATTGACCGCACAGAGAATGTGCCGTTAGATGCCAAAGGATTGAGTGTTGATGATTTATTTTAAACTAATACTAACCCCCAATAAACAAACAAAAACCTATGGAAAACAAGACCCAAACAATGCAGGTTGCAGCGGTGCAACAACTACCAATTAACGAGTTAATGAATATGGCCAAGGCATTTGCCGAAAGCGGAATGTTTCCCGATACCAAGTCGGCAGCGCAAGCCATCGTTAAAATTCAAGCAGGCCAAGAAATCGGAATACCTCCATTTGCTGCTATGACAGGCATTCACATCATCCAAGGCAAGCCAACAATAGGAGCAGGCCTTATTGCATCACGTGTCAAAGGTAGCGGCAAGTATGATTACAGAGTGATTGAAGCTACTGAAAAGATTTGCACCATTGACTTCTACCAAGGTGTTGAGAAAATCGGCACATCAACATTCACAATCGAAGATGCCAAAAAAGCACTTACCAAAAACATCGACAAGTTCCCAAAAAATATGCTATTTGCACGCGCAATAAGCAACGGTGTGAAGTGGTATTGCCCCGATGTATTTAGCGGGCCTGTGTACGTACCAGAAGAAATGACTGCCATTACCGTGGATGCCGAAGCAGTTGAGGTAAGCAACATAGATGAGTTAACTGCAATGATTAACGCTTGCCAAAGCATTGAAGAGTTAACAAATGCTTGGAAGTCGCTATCAAAGGCAGAAAAGGCAAACGATACGCTCATCAATGCTGCCAAAGAAATGAAATCAAAACTAACCCCTAAAACCGAAGCATAACATGAAACTAACGTTGTATCAAATAGAGCAGAACTACCTGCAAATTGCTGAACAACTAATCGATAACGGGGGTGAAACATCCCCCGAAATCGAACAAAGTTTGGCCATCACCGAGGAGCAACTGCAAAACAAATCTGTTGCTTATTCATTCGTGATTAAAGAAATGGATGGCGAGGTTGAAATCATTGAAAACGAAATCAAACGTTTGCAAGCAATGAAAAAAGCACGCGAGAATGCATCGCAAAGGTTGAAAGACAACATCAAGAACGCAATGGACTTGTTCAACATCGATGAGATCAAAACACCATTGGTTAAAATCAACTTTCGCAAATCAAAAGCGGTTGAGGTTGATGATGTAAACAAGCTATCTGCCCCTTATAAAGTTGTTAAGGTAACGGAACAAGCCGATAAGGCAGCAATCAAAAGCGCGTTAGAAAGCGGCCTTGAAATACCTGGGTGCAGAATTATTGAGAACAGGAATTTGCAGATAAAATAAATTAGTATATTTGCAATTCTAAATTACCGCCAAAATTGAAACGTATTAACAAAATAACCCCTATCTTATTGTTGCCTCTTGGCGGTGGCGCAATTTGGTAGGGGTTTATTTTTTATGAAATCCTACATCATTTACTCACCCAACGGTAAGAAACACACACTAACTGCCGAAAGTTTCTACCATGCGATACAACGCGCAAAAAAAGCAGATAATTATCTATTTGCAGAGGCCGATTATTTTAAACTTAATACCGAACGCAAATGAAACAGGAAGAAAATTTTGTCAATCAACTGCACCTTAAATTTGCAAACTTTTTTGAGGTTCAGCGCGAAGTTTGGAGCGAATGCGGTACAAGGCGCATTGATATGTTATTGTCAATACAAGGCAAATATCATTTCGGTATTGAATGCAAAGCACCCGACAAAAAACGAGGTGAGCAAATAGGCAGATACATTCAACAAGCGCATAGTTATACACACCTAAAATGGAAGTATCGCAATGACATAAGCGTACAGGTGCCGGTGTTTATTTGCCCTGCGTTATCGTACAAATATTTTATTTTAAACGAACATGAGGTTGTTATTGATGGCAAAAAATATCATCAAGACCGACACTCACAATTGCATTCACACCACACAATTAACGGTATGCTTGGAGTGTGGAATGTTGGCGAGGTACGCAAAACTGAACTTGGTTTTCAATTTTCAATGAACAACAAGCCGTTTTATGAGCATAAGTCATACAATAACACCATCATATCAAGAGTACACGAAATCAACTACAACACCTACATCGAACGGCTATGCAACCAATAAAATTCAATTACTACGATGCTGACATCAAGAGCAGCATACCGCTTGGGAATGTTACGCTTGAATATTTTATAAACGCAATCCGCAATCCTAAAATAGACATCAAGCACATATTTGAGCGCATACGAATAGCCGAGGAAGTTGGTGATATGGCAACAAAGCAAGCATTGAAATCAAAGCTATATTCATTCACTCCATGCGTGTACGTTCAAGGTGCGCGAAAGTATGAGAACATCAAGCATTGGACTGGGTTGCTTGTGTTGGACTTTGACCACTTGGAAGTTGATTACGCGGTTGAATTTAAGTCATACTTGTTTGATGAGTATAAATTCATCATTGCTGCATGGCTATCGGCATCACGGCATGGTGTGAGGGCATTGGTTAAGATACCGCAAGCGAAATCGGTTGAGGAGTTTAAACAATACTTTGCTGCTATTGAGCGACATTTGAACTGCTATAATGGTTTTGATAAAGCACCGAAAAATTGTATTTTGCCGCTATTTTTTTCGTACGATGCTGAAATTTTACACCGTGATAATGCTCAAACTTGGGATGAGAAATACATTGAACCAATACCGCCACCTGTTAAGCAGTATATTATCAATGACAAAACATCGGTTATTGAACGTATTATTGCAAATCGTATTAATACCATAACTGATACTGGTCATATTATTTTACGGGCAACATCATATTTGCTTGGTGGTTATGTAGGTGCAAATTATATAGATTACAATGATGCAATAACATTAATAAATAGATTAATAGACTCTCAAAGTTATTTATCTAAAAAGCCAGATGTTTATAAAAAAACAGCTAAATCAATGATAGATAAAGGAATTAACCAACCAACTTATATTAAATGATTACATTATGAAAAATACAAAAACAAAACAACAAAGATTAGATTATTTTGCTGGGTTAGCAATGCAAAGTTTGATTTTAAAATCAAAAGAAAACGCATATTTGTTAGACAAAGTCAGCATAAAACAAATATGTTTTATGTCAATTCAATTTGCAGAAGAAATCATTAATCAAATCGACAATGGAAAAATTTAAAAAACCAGAAGCAAACCCATTGCTTAACCCTGTTGACTACTTCAACTTTCACGGCTCATTCGTGTCAATATTTGATGGGGTAAAAAAAGTAAACATCAAGTCCGAAACTGAAATATGTTTGCAACACCCAGACAACCTCGACCCAAATGAACTGAATAAAGTCACGTTTACACTTAACAAAAACAATGTTGTTGAGGTGGTCAAAAAAAACGATTATCAACTTGCCGTGGGTGCGAAGTTGTCAAAGTTTATGTTGCTATCTGCCGTTAAATTCAAAGGTGATAATTTCGCAGCTATGTCATACGTTCACTTTACGCTGATGAAATCCGAAATACCTTACATTCGGGTCGGTACTGATTATTTTAAATTGATTGATAAAAAAGACCGATTTGGCTCACACAATCGATTGCTCAAACCTTGGAAGAAAGATGAAATCAAACAAGACCACGGAAAGCAATTGCTGAACATGATTTTTAAATTTGATGATTTCACTATTTACCCAGATAACATCACTTACAAACCTGTGCTTAACAACTGCTATAATTTATACGCAAAATTTGCACACGATAAAGCTATTGATGATATTGAACAAAATAACATTCCTGTTACAATGGGATTGATGAACCATATTTTTGGCGAACATTTAGAACACGGTTTGAAATACATGAAAATTTTGTATCAGTACCCGCGACAAATTGCACCTGTATTGGCACTTGTTTCTTCGGAACGTGAAACAGGTAAGACCACATTTTTAAATTGGATACAGATGTTATTTGGCGAAAATTCAACACTCATTAACCCATCCGACTTAACATCGAATTTCAATGATGCGTATGCGACAAAAAATATTATAATGATTGATGAAACAACCATTGATAAGGTGCATGCTATTGAAAAATTAAAATCATTGGCAACGGCAAAAACAATATCGGTGTCGCAAAAGTTTGTGAGTCATTACTCCGTGCCTTTTTACGGTAAAATTATTCTTTGCACAAATAAAGAAAGTGATTTTATGCGTATAGATGAAGAAGAAATACGTTTTTGGGTGAGAAAAATTAAACCTATTACCGGGAAGAAAAACACCAACATCGAAAATGACCTTAAAAATGAAATACCAAAATTTATTAAATACTTATTGCAACTGCCCGAAATAGATTTTAGCAAATCGCGTATGGTGTTCACCAAGGAAGAAATAATGACCGAGTCGTTAGAAATAGTTAAGGAAGAAAGCAAAAGCCAATTACGCAAAGAAATCGAATATCTATTTATTGATTGGTTCGCTAACAATGACAATATCGATATGGTTGAAGTAACTGCAAAGGACATTAAAGAAAAATGGTTTGGCACTAACAATCAAATTTCAATCAGTTACATCCGCAAAGTTTTAAAGGATGAAATGAAAATGGTCAATTTGGAAACAAAAAAGTACAAAGGGTTTCCAGATGCCAATTCTACATCGCAAAAGACAGGATTGCCATTTGTGTTCACAAATCCTTATCGAGTTTATAATGAGGATGTTAGGAAAAATAAGGCATCAATCGAGGATGCGGTTGATTTCTAAAAGTAATCTTACTAAAATTACTATTACTAACTAACTATATGATAATCAGCAAAGTAATAAATTCGCAAAAAGTGAACATAACTACGGTGTTTTTTCGCAATATAAGAAACGTGGGAGTTTTCCGTATTTCTTTATTACTATATATAATATATATATATATATATATATATAATATAGTAGTAGCAAGGGTTTGCCGTGGTAATTTTTTAGTAATAAAGTCGGTAATAATTCGGTAATAATCCAAAAAGTAATTTTCCACCACATTCAAAACAATGCTTATATTTGCAACCGATGACAATCAAAGACCTCAACAATTACCTATTTGAAATCAAGCGCAGGGATAACCCTAACTTCCCCGAGCATGCATTGGTTCCTGTCAAACATTCGGACAAAACTGCGAACGGATTAGAAAAGGCCATTGTTGCATTCCTGCAAGCAGAGGGATGGCAGGCCGAGCGCATTAAGAACACAGGCCGCTATGTAGATGAAAGCTATACCTATGTGAACGTAATGGGGCAGACACGTAAAGCGGGAACGGGGAAGTATATCAAGGGCACGGGAACGAACGGAAGCGCAGACCTATCGGCCACAATCAAAGGCCGCGCGGTCAAGGTGGAAGTTAAAATCGGCAAGGACCGACAATCCGAAGTGCAGAAGAAGTACCAATCGGACATCGAACGCGCTGGTGGTGTGTACGTGATTGCCAAGGATTTTGAAACGTGGCATGGGTGGTATGCTAAATTCATCGCAGGTTGATTTTATTTGCATCAGTCGATGATTTGTATTACCTTTGTCGCAAAATGCGTTTAAAAGCGAAATAAATGGCATACGGAAAGAAATCGGGTGGGGGTAGTCGCAAAGGCAGACCTAACCAAGCCACAATGAAAGCCAAAGAAATGATTAACACGGCCATTGATGGTCAGTTGTTACATTTTAATGAGACTATGAACCAAATAAGAGAGGACAACCCAACGGATTGGGCGAAGATAATGGTATCAATGTTTAAATTTGTGATGCCTGTTAAGTCCGATGTAAGTGGGGAGGTAACATTGTCAACGATAAAGGTAGTGCGTGAGTGAAATCCAAATCAAGTTACGCAAACGACACGCAAATCAGCAGCACATTATTGATACTGCCAAGCGTTTCAACGTTTTAAAGTGCGGTCGTAGGTTCGGCAAGACATCGTTGGCAGAGGAGTTAATTATTGAACCTGCATTGGATGGCTTCCCGGTAGCGTACTATGCACCGACCTACAAAGATTTAGAAGAGTTTTGGAATATAATTAAGCACATTGTACACGATGTCATCAAGTCCAAGTCCGAGCAGTTGAAACAAATCCGATTAATAACCGATGGTGTTATTGATATGTGGTCAATGGATGACCCCGATAGCGGAAGAGGCCGTAAGTATAAGCGTGTTGTGATTGATGAATGCGAGAAAGCGAGCCATTTACAGACCGCTTGGAACGGAACGATAAGGGCAACGCTAACCGATTTCAAGGGTGATGCGTGGTTTCTTTCGACACCGCAGTTTGGCAAGACCTATTTCAAAGAGTTGCACCAAAGAGCAACCGAGGACAAGTTCATACACGAGTGGCAGTCGTGGAAGTTCAGCACCTATGACAACCCATTTATAGACCCCGATGAGATTGAAAGCGCAAAGTTAACAACCGACCCATTGTTTTTCCTGTGCGAGTACATGGCCGAGGATGTGAGCATTGGTTCAATGTTGTGGGCATACGCTTACGAGCCGAGTAAGCACTTGGCAGAGTTCGACCTCAACCCAGCGCGCGAAACAATACTATCATTCGACTTCAACCGCAACCCAATGACCTGCTCCGTGGTTCAAACGGATAGGTTCAACTCGATTGATGTGTACGAAACCATCAAGATACCCAACTCGGACATTTACCAAATGTGCGACTATATCAAGACCGTGTACGGCAACCGATTATACATCGTTACAGGTGATGCTTCGGGGAAGTCGGGTAGCGCAATGGTAGCGGATAACCTTAACTACTACAAGATTATTGCAACACAACTTAACTTGAATATGCGACAATTTCAAGTGCCGACTATCAACCCAAAGATAGCCGAGAATAGAGTGCTTGTAAACTCGTTATTGAGCCGTGGCAATGTGCGACTTCACAAACACAAGACCAAAGCACTTCAATTCGATTTAGAAAACGTTTCGGTGTTGGCTGATGGTACATTGAAAAAGCAAGACCGTAACGACCCTGCGCAACAAGCCGATGCGCTCGACACGTTTCGATATGCCTGTAATGTATTTTTGAATAATTTTATTACAACGTAAACAAATTTTACTACATTTGCAAAGATGTATTCCGTAATCATTCCGACACTATGGCGCAGCACACGAACGCTGCGATTGATTAGCGACCTCGTTCAATGCAGTCGTGTTGGCGAAGTCATCATCATTGACAATAACAACGGTCAAATAGCCGAGGGCGGTAAAGTTAAAATCATTTCAAATGGCAAAAACAATTATGTCAATCCGAGTTGGAATATGGGAGTATACGCTGCTACCTATCCATTTATCGCGCTTTGCAACGATGATATCAATTTCAATGCCAGCAAGATGTTTGAATTAGAACCCGATTACGGTGACATTTTCGGCATCGGGTCGGCTTGTTATGAAACAGAAATTGAGTTGGACTACCCATCGGTTTCACACACGCACTCACGCAGTCACGGATGGGGATGTTTGATGCTTATGCGCAATGAGGACTACCCACCAATCCCGAATGAGTTAAGGGTATCTTACGGTGATGATTGGTTGTTCAAGAAACTACCGAACCGCTACAACATCAACGGCATAAGAGTAAACACCGAAATGAGTACAACATCACGCGAGGCAGAGTTCATAGCCATTGCGGAACAAGATAGCAAAATATGGCACACGCTGAACAAATAGAATGGTGCGAGTTGGTTAAGGTCGCGCATCCCGAATACTTCCACGGTGTTACCGTGTTGGATGTCGGGAGTTTAGATATCAACGGCAACAATCGTTACTTATTTGAGCAATGCGACTACACAGGCATCGACATAGGGAAAGGTGCAAACGTTGATGAGGTGTGCAGCGGTCACGAGTATAAGACCAAGACCAAGTTCGATGTTGTGATTTCAACTGAGTGCTTTGAACACGATAGCCACTATGGTGATACGTTGAGAAACATTTGCAACAAGCTATTAAAGAAAGGCGGTTTGTTTATATTCACGTGCGCCACCGAGGGGAGACCAGAACACGGCACGAAGCGCACATCACCCAAAGATAGTCCATTTACAACCGATTATTACAAGAACCTAACCGAAGCCGACATACGTGCAGAGGTTGACATTGATAAGATATTTACTCAATACAAGTTCAAGGCACGCACAACGTTCCCACAAGATTTGTATTTTTATGGCATCAAAAAATGATTTGCTCAACACATTACACGCAGTCAGTAAGCGGTTGCGTAAGCGACCTCAACTTCTCAATACCGGGCATAACCTCGGCAGATGATTGGCACGTTAAGTTCACTTTTCAATCGGGCGCATCTGTGCAACAACCGATAATATTCAATGGGTACACTAATGAGTTTACCATCAGCAATGAGAACCATTGGCACGTAGGCACAGGCGAGGTAGTGTTTGAGTTCTACAACGATGCAACCAACTGCGCACCGTTTGAGTTCACTCATTGCGATGCTACCTACAACGGCATCAACATCAACTTCACAAATATTCAAACCGAAACCGACTATGTTAGTATTCCCTGCACTTGCGCTGAATAGCTTAATTATTATGGGCATTCACGTGCTTACTCGACACGGTATGCTCCTACAACCATTCGTTAACGATGATTGGAATGAGTACATACGCAAACCACTATACGACTGCCCACCGTGTATGTCATCGGTGTGGGGTGTATTGGGTTGGCTTTACTTTGCACCCGACTTCAATGTTATTCTTTATTTACTTGCGTTGTGCGGTCTTAACGGCTTGCTATCTGCGATATTTTACTTGACATGGGAACACACGAGCGAATAATTACCGAAGCAGGTTGGCAATTCAAGCGTGAGAGTTGCGGATGTGGTGGCGCAGAAAAGAAGCGCACCTACATCAAGGGCAGCGACATATTAATTTACTATACACGAACAAAAAAAATAACCGTAAACAATGTTGTTAAAACTATTCAAGAAATCGAAGCCAACCTATAAAGCCGACTATCCTTTGGAGTATGCGTTCACCTGCAATGGTGTTGAATACTTTGAGTTTGTCGACAAAAACAATCTACCTTACGAGCGTGGTTTGGAAGCGTTAACATTCTACCAAGAAATGCAGAACGGTGTCACAAACGACTACTTAAAGGCATACAATGCGAAGATGAACCAACTATTGTCCGACCCACGAAAGATTAACCTCAACGAGATTATAAAGTTGCAGGCACGCTTTGAGGAGCGTTGCAACTACATCGTGAGCAAAGACATCATTTACAAGGTCGCATCTGTTGCATTTGTTGACAAGAACGAGCCATTGACACGCTACGACTTCAAGATGAATGAGAAAAAGATTGCGAATTGGAAAGAGAATGCCGGGGATAGTTTTTTTTTGTCAATGCCAATAAAGAAATTAGTGCCGTTTTTGCAGAAATCAGGCGACACTTCCCTGATGTATTTGAACATCGTGGAAAAGATGGACAAGATACAACAGGATATTCTTTCATTGCAAACATTAGAGAGGGAATTGCAAGCCGAGAAAGATTGAAGTTGACCGTATTAAAATATTTGCCCGCTAATTATCCGATAAATTTATTATCTTTGTACGATTTCTTTTTCTTTGCAAACGAAGCGAAGAAGACACCACCTAAACCACAACAAAACAAACGTTAGTGGAAAATATAATTATAAAGTTTGTAGCCGACACATCGGGTCTTGAACCTGCTATAAAGCAGTTGCAACTACTCGGCAAAATAACCGATGAAGATGCGGCCAAATTTAATGCAATCAATCAAGAGCAAAAAGAGTTCATACAAAACGTGAACAAGTCCGCTACCGAGTTTGGCAAGTTGTCGAATGAGGTGGGCAACTTATCCGCAGAAATACAAGGTGGTGTGATGAACACACTTGCTGATGGATTGAAAGAGGTAACAGGCGAAACCGTTAATAGTGCAAAAGGTTTTAAATCAATGAAAGCCGAATTGCGTGAGTTAAAGGCACAGATTGCAAGCGGTACACTTGGCGAAAAGGAAATGCAAGCGGCTTCAAGGCGAGCAGGTGAGTTGGCCGATGCGATTGAAGATGCAGGTCGACAAGTTAAAGCATTTGCCGGGAGCAGATTTGAAAACGTACTCAATCGAGTAAGTGAGGGAGCAAAAGCATTGGCGGCAGGTATGACAATGGTAGCAGGTGCGCAAGCGTTACTTGGTTCGGAAAATAAAGATTTAGAAAAGGCAATGCTAAAAGTGCAAGCATCAATGGCATTGCTGCAAGGTACGCAAGAACTCACAAACTTGCTACAAAAAGAAAGCGCATTGATGACAGGATTAATGGAAGTTAAGACCTATGCGTTAGCAACTGCTCAACGTGTGGCTGCTGCTACATCAACAGCGTTAGGTGTTTCAATATCGCAATCAATGGTACTTGCAACAGGTGGACTTGCTGCGCTTGGTATCGGTTTAGTTGCGTTGATGTCAACGATGGATGATGCATCGGAAAATGCAAAGAAAAAGCACGAGGAGTTCCTTGAAAGGCATAAAAACGATGAAGACATTTTGGAACAACTTGATGAGGCACGAGTAAAAAGAACATTGAGTGGTCGTGCGCAAGAATTAGCATTGCAAAGAATACATAATCAAAAAATGCTTGATGAACTCTCCAAAAAAAATATGGATGAGGATTTGCTAAATAAAATGGTAATGGAGTTGGCTTATCAAAATAGGCAAGCTATTGATGATATCAATAATAAGTACGATGACAAAGAAAAACAAGATGCTGAAAACGCTGCAAAAGAGAAAGAAAAAATACAACAAGAAAATTACAAAAGACTTTTAGAGCAGTTAAAAAAATATCGCGAAGACCGTGAAAGGTTGATGGCAGAAATGAAACAAGCATCAATCGATATGGACAATGCAGAGGTTACTGATAAAATTAATGCTCGCAAAAAAGACCAAAGCGACTTTGAATTAAACTTACAAACGCAACTCACATCACAATTCAGCGCAAATAAAGCCGAGATTGATGCGTTTTTCAAAATGTTAGCAGATAAGCAAGCAGCACGTGAAAAGGAAAAGCAAACGATGAAAGAGATAGCGCAATTCACTATCGACCAAGCACGTGTAGTTACTGATACTATCTTCACTATCAATCAACAAAACCGCCAAGCCACATTTGATGCCGAGATTGAACAACTTAACCGATTACGTGAGAACGAACTTGCAAATAAAAACTTAACCGAAGCGCAACGTGCGCAGATTGAAAAGAGATACGCACAGGAAGAAGCTAAACTTAAAAGGCAAGCGTGGGAGCAACAAAAGCAAGCGGATTTAGCACAAGCCATCATCAACACGGCATTAGCGGTAAGTAGAGCATGGACAATAGGGCCACCGCAAGCAATCCCCGCATCTATTGCAGCAGGCATCGCAGGTGCGGCGCAAATCGCAATTATTGCCAACACCAAGCCGCCAAAGTTTGCAGATGGTACAGAGTTTTTAGTTGGCGCAGGTACAGGCCGAAGCGACAACAACCTTGCTTACTTATCGCACGGTGAACGTGTTGTACCTGCTGCGGTCAATAGTGATTACTTCCCGGCATTGTCGGCCATACACAACAGAGAAGTTGAGCCGACATTTGCCAACAACATACTAACGGCACTTGCTAACGGCACGTTTGAACTCGCAGCGCAGTATCAATCAGCACAAGGTAGTAGCAAAAAATCACTTGACTACGATAAACTCGGAAAGGTGTTGGAGCGCAACAAGTCAAATGTGAACATCAGCATTGATGAAAATGGCTTTAACAAGTACGTTGAGAAGATGCACAGCCGAACCGAATTTCGCAACACTAAAATGCGTATAAAAGTATGATTTGGCAATTTAGGTTAATCGATAGCAACAACATTTCAACCATTGTTGAAGAACCTGTGGGGTGGGATGGCATTTCGTGTTCATTCACTCGCAATATGTCACACCACGGCATATTTAGCAACATCAACACATCGGACTTTGAGTGGGTTGATACGGCATTCGACTTATTGTTGGCAGAGTACAACGCACAGGGAGCCAACGGAAACTATCAACTGCTCATTGAATACGAGTGCGCTGATGGTGATGGCTACACAACATACTTCCAAGGCAAGTTTGACTTCAACACACTTGAACGGCAATGCCTTGATTACTGCTTTATCAAGTGTTCAGTAACGACCACGCGATGCGCAGATATATTCTTGTCACGTATGGGGCAAGATGTCAACGTATTGTCAACGGAAAACTTCGATGGCGAAACGATTGCACCGATGGGGTATAACCCATTAAATATTGAGGGGCAAGATATATTGTTACAAAACAAGGCAAATAATGATGATGGTGCAAATTGGAGTGGGCATCACGATGATGCTATCACTTTGACTGGGGGTAGATTTTATTATTTTCCTGTTTATTTGCCAAACAATCCGATTATGGAGTTTGGTGATTTTAATGTGACCAATGTTTCACCATCACTTGTTTATGTTGATTTTGCTCGACAAGATGTTTTAATTTTTCCAAAAATAGCTGATGTTTGGCCTGCTTACACTAACTTGTCAATTTACAATGCTACTGTTTCCGAAAATATTGTTACAACAATTGATATTGAATGGAGGTGCAAAGGAACAATGACTATTACGGCAAGCTATCAAGGCCCTATTGATGTGTACATTTTTGCAGAACACGCAGGGTTTATTCAAAATTCTCAAGTATTAGGAAGCACATTAATAGCAAGCACGGCTTTAGTAGCATTCACTCCGTTAGTTATTAATTTTGATGTGTCTTTTACAGGCACTTGTAATAATCCACAAATAGCATTTGACCAATTAAGTTTTTTTTTCAATTTAGATATTGTTAAACAAACATCAACAGGTGGAATTGATACGGTTGATATAAGTGTTGATTACGATGCAGGCGGTGTAAACTACTTCAATATGGAAGCGAATAGCACCAACCCAACATCCGTAACCGACTCCGTTTATCTTCCAAACCTACTTGAATGGTTGCCGACTGCATACCTACCTACCGATTGCCCGACACTTGAAGTTGAGCCAAATTTGCGTGACTGCTTGGAGCGTTATTCAGTAACAAAGGGGTCAATGCTCCGCAACGTAACCGAGCCGAGTGTTCCGCAGTTGTTTACTAACTACGAGTTTATGTTTGACCAATGCCGTAAGATATTTAACATCGGTTGGGGTTTCAACAATAACGACACAGAGTTATCGATTGCAAACATTGAAGATTTTTACCAAAGCACCATCATTGTTGATGTTGGACTATTAAACAAAGCCACATTTACAACGGCAAAAGATTTAGTTTATGGCACTATAACAATCGGATATAACAAGTGGGAAGCCGAAGAATACAACGGCCTTGATGAAATGAATACCGAGAGGCAGTATCGCAGAAACATCAATAGCAACCCATCGGAACTTGACTTGATGAGTGACATCATCACGGCAGGTTATACGATTGAAGTTACACGCAGAAAAAACCAAGCGAACACAGGTACGAGTGATTGGCGGTATGATGATGACATATTCTTAATAAATACCTTTGTCGATGAGGGCAGTTTGTATGCGTACAGAGGCGCATCGGATACGGCAAATATGTACTCGCCATCGACACGAATGAATTTAAGATTGACACCTGTGCGTAATCTAATGCGCTGGTTCAAGACATTAGCAGGCGCACAACCGACAATCACAAACGAAACATTGAAGTTCACAAGTGGCACAGGAAACTACTTGGCCGAGTCACGATTTGCAGACCAATGCTTCATTGAAACAGGTGTTGTGTCGGAGCAACAGAATATCATCAGCACCGATGTTGTTGCACCTACACCCATTTGGAAAACAATATATGCGACATTTGATGCACCGCTAACAATGGTGCAGTTTGAAGCGATAAAAACAAACGTATACGGTGCTATCCGCTTCCGTTGTGGGAATGATTTATACCTTGGCAACATTGTAACATTGAGCCACGAACCGAATACCGGGTTAGCATCCTTTAAATTACTATTGAGAAGATAATGGCTACTATAACTAATATAAGTAATAGCTTCGTAACGTGGTACAATTTTGCAACCGAAAGCGGAAGAAGTGAGTATGTGACCGACACCATATGTG